AGTGCCGTCACCACCACCACCTCCACCACCGCCGCGAGTGACGGAAGAACCAGTAATTGACGAAGCAACACCAGCACCACCATTTCCTGCTCCTCCACCCACAGAACTGGCATCAGTGCCCACTGAACCAGCACCTCCGCCACCACCACCCGATGTGAAAGTAGAGTTGTCAGAATAACCACGACCACCGTTGTACCCCTGATTCGCAGTTCCCGTCCCAGAACCGTTTGCTACAAACCCCGGAGAAGGTGGGTTACCTGCTGAACCTCCACCAGAACCACCGCTAGCACCTGAGCCGCTATTGCTGTTGATTCCGCCACGACCACCACCTCCACCCGTGGAAGTTATAGAATTAAAAATAGAATCAGAACCATTTGTTGCCGTCCCTGCAAGGCTGTATAAAGCACCAGCACCACCACCACCAACGGTTACGGCATAAGTTCCTGTGCCAACAAGCATTGATGACTCGGCGGATGCGCCACCGCCAGATGTGGCACCACTTACATTCGTTCTGTACCCACCAGCGCCACCACCAGCGCCTCTCTGACCACCACTTCCGCCGCCACCAGCAATAACTAGATACTCAATAGACATAGCGAGCGCATGTTGTGTGCCGTGGCTCCAAGCACTGCCTAACCAAACTTTCTGCTTATTCGTATCAGTCTCAAAGATGGTTTGACCAGTAAAAGGTGAAGCAGGTTTTGTTGAACTAGTACAGATAGTGATGCCAGACAAAGTTGTGTGAAGTTTTGCTTGAGTTACAGCATTGGCTGCAATGTCTGCCTCTGCGACTGCTCCAGCAGCAATCTTCGCGGTGGTTATTGAACTATCGGCAAGTTCGGTTGTGCCAATGGAACCAGCCGCCGCAACTGTTCCAGTGATTTCCCAAATTGTCCCCGACCATGTCCAAGTACGCGCACCTACCGTGTAGGTATCACCAACGGTGGGAGAGGCGGGAAAAGTAAGGGACATCTATTATTCCGTTGGGATAACGACTTCCACCCACTCTTGGTTTTCTTCGTCCCACGAGTACATACCTTCTTCTGGGCGAGCAACTGGTGCTTCCCATTCAGTGGTGTCTTCGTTAAGAGTCCAAGAAGGGAAAGGCTTAGGGGCGATGTATGCGTCCAAGGCAGAGTTGTAGGTGTAACCGATACCTGCGTAGCGAGCACGCATGTTGCCGTTATATGAGGTCTGCTTCCATGTTCCACCAAGAAGGTTGCGACAGAATTCAGCGCCTACGGCTTCTGATTCGTTGCCCTCTGAGTCTTTACAATCATCATTAGATACTACGATTACTCGCAATACGATGTTGTCTTCGCCAAGTTCTGCAAAATGTGCCATGTTTTTTCTCCTTAGAAAGTTATACTGCCAGATGCAGTAAAAGTATATATCCGATAACCACCTGTTGTTGCTATGGTTGGTGAACCAGTGGTTGCTGATGCTGGCAAAAATGTGTCGGGGTAGCGAATGACTACAATACCTGAACCTCCAGCGCCACCGTTTCCTCCTTGATAAATACCACTACCACCGCCACCGCCTCCTGTGTTAACTGTGCCAGCGGTGCCGTCAGTAGTGTTGGCTCCTGCACCACCGCCGCCGTTGCCACCATCCATATTTCCTAAGTTTCCGCCGCTACCACCGCCACCGCCGCGGAACACCGCAGTACCAGTAATGGATGACTGAAGTCCAACACCACCTGCGCCACCAGCCGTAGTGGTATTAGCACCACCTAGACCACCTGCACCGCCACCACCAGAACCACCATAGTTGCCACCTGGGATAGCCGTAATAACTCCGCCAGCAAAACCCTGACTAGAAGTTCCTGCGCCGTTGCTCATTGGGTTAATGTTGTTTCCTTGATAGGAACCACCGCCACCGCCTGAACCACCGCTATTTGCCACACGAGAAGAACCTGGCGAACCAGACGCACCGTAACCACCGCCAAGAGAAGTAATTGTTGCAAAAACCGAATTGGAGCCATTTGTGTTGTTCGGTGGGCCCAAATCAGAGTAACGACTTCCAGAACCACCACCACCAACCGTGACTGTATAAGTAGACCCAGCAAGTACTGCAAAAGCGGCTTCAGCGGTAGCACCACCACCAGAAGTTTCACCTGTTACATTTGTTCGGTAGCCGCCAGCACCTCCGCCACCAGAAGTTGACCCACCCCCTCCGCCACCACCTGCAATGACCAGATATTGAACACTTGATGCTTCGCCTGACAATATGCGTTGCTGAACAGCAGTAAGGCTTAACATCCCATTCGTACTAGTCCGCTTTGGGCCAATGGCCCCACCTGGGCCTGGCATTAACTAATCTCCTCATAACTACATACTGCTTCAAGGTCAGAGTTAGCAGAAGCGGTAAGACGAAGCGTGTCGCCTTCCTCTAAATAAATAGATTTGCTAATGACATCCAAAGTGGAGTCCGCTGGAACCGAAACAGTTTTAGCAATATGATACGCAGTAGAAGAACGGAATATGTCTACATTAACATCTGCCGCACTTGTGCCATCCACATTGGATACATACAAAGCATTGACTTTGAACACTTTGCCGCTTGAACCAGAGTTTGTCACAATAGCCGTAGCCGAAGTCGTTACAGCAAGAACCGCTGTCTTTCCAGTAATCGTTGTTACGCCTACGATGTTTGGTGCTGCCATAATCTATCCTCCAAGATATTTGATTGCTGATTTCATAAAATTAACCGCCCCCAAAAACAAGCGCCATTGCCACTGCCTTGCCTGTTGACGCTTTTGTATTTAACTGTGTTTGAATCGCGCTTGTTACTCCGTCAAGATAGCCAATTTCGGTATCTGAAACATTCGCTACTACTGCTTGATAAACAGTTGGCGTGCTCCATTTTAGACCAGTCGCCGTACTTGAATCTACAGTAAGAACTTGGTTGGCTGAACCTACTCCAAGCCCACCAATAGTGTTATCGGCTGTTCCTACAAGAAGGTCGCCTTTAGCATTGATGGTATTGACAAGAGCGCTAAACGGAGAAGCGCCAACCTCAATCCAGTTTGTTCCGTAATAAACGTATGTACCACCTGTGAGGGAGTTGAACCATATTTGACCAGAAACAGGGTCGGCTGGGGCGGAATCTTGCACGCTCGCGGTTACGCCTGATGCACCGATTTCAATCCACTGCGAATCGTAATAAACAAATGTTTGGGCGGTATCGGTATCAAACCACATACTTCCTTCAAGTGGTGACGCAGGTGCCGAAGAACTGGACACCATTCGTGCGCCCGTACCAACACCACCAACTTCAATCCATTGAGAGTCGTAGTAAACAAAAGTTTTGCCATTAGTTGACTGAAACCAAATTTGACCAGCAGTAGGAGATGCTGGGGCTGTATCGGAGATACTTGCGCCACCAACAATCGTGTCAGCAACCCAAGCGGTTCCATTCCATTTTAGAAATTGTCCAGATGATGGGGTGGCTACAGAAACATTACTCAGGTCGTCTAGTGTTGCGTTTAGTGCGACTGTCGCAGAAGAACCTTCACCGGGTGTGTGAGTGACAGAAATTCCAGTTCCAGCCACCACGTCATTGACATAGTTTCCATTCGTGTCTGTTCCGAGTTCAATAGTCCCAAGTGCAGCGATGTCCCCGTATGTGGTGCCGTCGTTCGTGAACTCCCATTGGTCGTTTGTTTCATTCCAGCGAATTAGAACATTTGCTGAAGTTCCACGCTCAATCTCAATGCCAGCGTTAGTTGTTGGTGAAGCGGTAACATTTGAGTTGAGAACGACAATGTTGTCCTCTATTGATAGCGTTTCCGTGTTTAATGTTGTTGTCGTTCCGTTTACTGTAAGGTTTCCGTCAACTGTTACATCGTTGAACTGAACATTGGATGTAGTTCCAACAGCCTGACCAATCGCAACAGTTGGTGTCCCACCCTCTGAAGCGGTTCCGTTAGTGAGAGTGACACCCGTTCCAGCAACGAGCGAAGCAACATAATTACCCGTGGTGTCTGTTCCGAGCGCCACGGAGTTTGCGGCTATTGAGGCAACACCAGCACCATCAATTGTGATGTCACCAGAAATAGTTGTTGCTGTTACAACCCCCGTAGTAGTTGTTCCAAGCAATACTTGACCTGCCGTAGCGTTAGCAAGTTTGCTATGAGCAATCGCCGCAGAAGCATTAATATCTGCATTAACAATCGTGCCATCAGCAATCATCAGGCTCGTAATGGAACCTGTGTCACCAGTTGTAACAACGGTTCCTGTTAGGTCAGGGAAAACAATTACTCGGTCAGATGTTGGGTCAGTAATTGCAATAATTGTTTCGTAGTCGTCAGCAGTTGCGCCCTCAAAAGTGATGTTCCCATTTAGTGTTAACCCAGCAAATGTTGGTGTAGCACTAGTCGCTACAGACTGACCGATTGCTACGGTTGGGCTTGAACCTTCACCGGGTGTGTGGGTAATAGTTACACCAGTACCACCAGTCAGGTCGCTCACATAGTTGCCTGTGGTGTTTGTTCCAAGAGCAACATCGCCAAACGACAAATCTCCAGAGCCATTTGTTTTCAGAACCGAACCAGCAACACCATCAGCGCCAACCGCACTAATAATTGATGCCTCTGTTGTGCCAACAATTGTTGTGAAATCTAAAGTTCCAGCACCGTTAGTTGTTAACGCCTGCCCGCTTGTGCCATCCCCACCAGCAGCAGAAATAATTGCTGCTGCATTTATCTCTGGTATAGAAGCCCATTCAAGACCTGTTGCTGTTGAAGAGTTCGCCTTTAAATATGTTCCATTAGCACCAGCCGCAAGATTGTCTGCCGCACCATCAGCGGTTCCAACAATCAAATCGCCTTTAGCGGTAACCGTGTCTAATACGAAGTTGACTACACCGCCACCGCCAACATCAACCCAAACACTGTCGTAATAAATGAACATTACGCCCAATGTTGAATCAAACCACAAATCACCACTAGACGGTGACTCAGGTGCAGAATCACTTACCGTAACCGATGCACCGCCAGCACCACCAGAAACTTGGTTCCAAGCATTGTTAGAACGGAAATAGAAAATGTTGTTTGTTGTATCAACCGCTAAAGCACCATTTGGTAACGATGCGGTTGGTGTTCCATTGACCGCCAAAGTAACAACACCAGCGACAGCCTTAAGGACATCGTCCGTAGCAAGGGTGTTAGCGCCATCACGGTAAAGATTGGTGTCATACACTCCAGTACCGTCGCTCCAAGAAATGCGACCGCCTGCTTCAAGTTTTACACGACCATAAACTTCGCCGTCAAGAAAAACGGTGAGCGCATCTGAACCAGCAGATGCCAACTGCTTAATAGTTATAGGGGTAATAAATTTTTGTGCCACTTGCGACCTCAATCGCTATTGCATGTAGTTCGCTAACCCCTCAAGGTTAACTATGTGTTTTAGCCAGTTACTACGATTCTGTAATCACCTGATGAGATTGTGCCGAGCAGGGTGACAGTAACAGTATCAGCGTTGGCGCGTACCACATCACCGAACACTGTTGCTCCGCCAGCGACTTCAACAATCTGAACGCTCACATCAAGGGTGTTGAAGTTGTGGGTTACTGTTGTCGTAGATGTTCCGGAAGCGGAAGCCGCACAACCTTGGCTTGCTACACGGGCAAGGGTTGATGTGGTCGTTGTGACTGCACCAGCAGTGGTTTTAATACCAAGGTTCGTACGGGCACCTGCTGCATCAGAGGCACCAGAACCACCGTCCGCAACGGCAACATCTGTACCATTCCAAACACCAGTGGTGATTGTACCGAGTGTTGTAATGCTTGACTGACCAACATAGTTGGCTGAGATGTCAATCGCATCAGCCGTAATTGCCGTGCGGTTTGATGTGACATTGACATTGATGGTGTTTCCATCTTGCGAAAGTCCATCACCCGCAGTGAATGAACCAGCACCAGAGAACTGTGTCCAAGCGATTGCCGTTGTGTCAATGGTGATGGTTCCATTGGTTGATACAACAAAACCCTTATCAGAGTTTGTTGTTCCTTCTTCAACGAAAGTGAAAGTTCCTGGCTTTAGTTCACCCGTATCGGCTGTACCGTTTGCGTCAGATGAACGAGAAGCCGCGCCAGAAGCAACAGCAACATAAATACCGTTTTCAAGTGCGGTACTCTGGTTCTTGACGAGAACACGGTCACCAGCAACAAGGGTTACACCGTCAATTACATCGCCAGCCTGAAGGTCTGAGGAAAGGTTGATTGCGCCAGTTGTTGCAACTCTTACGGATTGCTTGACATCAAGACCTTGGCGAGCGGCATCAACATAGCCCTTGGTGGCAATGTGTGCGGCGTCTGTTGGTGTAGCAACCTTGGCGTTACCGTTGCTGTCACGCTTTACAAGTTTGCTTGCTGTTGCATCAGCGGTTGCATCTGTGAGCATCTGCCACATCGCGGCTGGCAATAGACCAGCGCTATCAGTGTCAGCAACATTGAGGGTGAGGGTTACGGTGCCGTTTGACTCGGAGACCGTAAGGGCTTCAGCAATACCTGCACCGCCACCAGAGACGATGGTATGGGGAATTGAAACAAACGCTGAACCTGTATAAACCTTGATGGTGTCGGTTGCAGTGTTGTAAATCAGGCGACCTTCAAAGTTGCCCGATGAAGGGTCTGTGCTTAATTTTTCAAAGGTGGCATTAATCAGTTGATTCTGATTGAGGTCAATATTTGTTATAAATTTTTGTGCCATGAGGAATCCTTAAGTGAGATACGCATAACCAGAGAATGCTGAAGTAAAGTTTACTACAATTTGAGTGTTGTTTGTATATGAAACCTCTCCAATAACTACTGTTCTGGCAGAATCAACAACCATCACTGACGGAAACCCTCCAAGAGTGTGGTTTATTGTCCATACAGCACTTGCGGACCCTTGTGTGTGAACATGGCGTCGTGATGTTTGTGAAGCAAAAGTTGAAATAGTGATTAAACTTGGGACCTCTTCGTCAACATTTACATCAATAACCGTGTCTTCAATAATGACTTGATTAGGGACGGAATTTGTTGCTGTCATCTTGTGACCTCTGGTGAAAGTCTCCACTCACCCTGTAGAACTCGGCTCACGACCCCCGTTCCTGACACTATCTCCAAATCGTAAACCCCAGAACTGGTCAATAGAGCGGTGTCAGCAGCGCTGATAGTTATTTCAATTGTTCCGTCTACTCCACCAAGAATAATTCCTCCGTTGGAATTCGTTAGAGTGACGAGCACAGTTGCTGAATCAACCGTGCGGCGCACCTGCATCCTTGCCTGGAAGCCAGTAAGGTTGTAAAGAAGGTAAGTAGGGTCAGATGGCGGTGAGTTCGGGTCTGGGTACTTAATGGTGATGACGCGCGAAAAAGTGGCACCCTGCTGACAAGTCATGTTGTAAATTCCAGCAAGCATATGCGCGCGCTCCTAAATCTTCTGCGCCCTAATTGTAAGTCACCATTGCCATTGCTGGCAGGAGGAATGGCTACAAGATGCTTGAAGAATCCTTGTTTGTGCCAACCTTCTTAAGCCCCATGCTCATAGCAACCGATGCTGCCAAAGCGACAACACCAACCTTGAGCGTTGCCGTGTCAACAAGGGCGTCAAAATCGGACCCCGCTGCGACCCAGGCGCCCAAATAGGCGGTAATGAATGTTTTTACTGCTTGCTCAATTGAGTCTTTGATGAACTTTGTGCTCATAGTGCCTCCGTGTCAAACCAATACTACCACAAACGATTTAGCCAAGAGACGAGAAGTCAAGCACGGCATATTCTTCACTGTCAAGAAT